ATATACATTTGTTGAAGTTGATACCATGCAAACTTTTGCAAATGGGTCAATAAGACAATTTGGTGTATTTAAAGATTCTTCTGTGTTTTCAACTGGCGACATTCAGGCTTTACAAGCAGTGGCTGTAACGTTGAAAAACAAGAAACAATGGGCAAGTATATTATATGCCGGTGACATTTCTTCCATAGCAAGTGCTTCTCTTGTAAGCCTTGCAGGTTTAAATTCTGATAATGTCAGCACTGTTATATCACAGGATGGCCATCAAATAAACACAGACGGAAGCACAAGTTCAGGTGTTGGTTATGAGTTGTTTAAATCAACAGGAAAGTCCGTAACAACATTAGGGGCTACGCTTGGGGCAGTTTCTTTCTCTCAGGTTTCTGAGTGCATAGGAAACCCTGCAAGATTTAACATGACTGACGGAACGGAACTAGCTATTCCGGCACTTGCAAATGGAGATGTTGTTAAAACACTTTCTCCAAGCCTTTTAACTCAACTTGATATATACAGATATATCTACATGGAAAAAGGATCAGCAGGGGATGCCGGAACATACCACCAGGATTCACATACATGTACGCTGCAAAGTTCAGATTACGCTTACATAGAAAATGTAAGGACTATATATAAAGCTCAAAGGTTACTTGATATTGCTTTATTCCCTTACAGACAAAGTAAGATAGTTCTTAATTCAGACGGTACAATTAGCGATACATCGGTGGTGGCTCTTGAAAGTGTAAGTAATTCATCATTGAATGCGATGCTTACCGATGGTGATCTATCAAACAGAAAGGCCGTTGTAGACCCTGCTCAGAATGTACAAAGTACAGGCAAGGTAGTAGTTGCTATGGATCTTCTTGCGCAACCGATTGCAAGGCTAATCGAAGTAAGAATAGGATACGTTTTATCAATAAACTAAAAAGAAATGCCTGCATTAGTAACACTTCCTAACGGAGTAAATTACAGTTGGATAAACCAGAAAGTAATGATTTTTGGAGTTCCGTTAATCGGGATAACAAAGTTCACTATATCTTGTAACCAGACCAAGGAAAACAACTATGGTACGGGAGCCGAACCTATTTCAAGGGGATACGGCAACAAAGAATACGCTGGAGAAATGACGGTATATCTTGACGAATTAGTTAAAATACTTTCACAATCCCCAAACAGAAACATATTAGACATCCCAATGTTTGATTTTACAATGTTTTTGGCCAGTACAAGAAATGTTCCTTATCAGGTTACAATTAAGTCAGCAGAATTTCTTTCAAATGGGATAGATCACTCGCAAGGTGATACTAAAATATTAACAACACTACCACTTGTAATTGGAGGGATAGAATGGTAAACAGACCACAATACCTGCTTGATGCCGAAGTAAAGGCAGAGCAGACAAGAATAACCCTGGAAGCAGGACTGAAAGCGAAAAATGAAGCATACTGTAAGGTAACTGCTTTTATTGTTGACATGGGTCAAGACAATGTGGCTATTGGATATTTTCAGGAGCCTAACAGACTGACTAAAATGAGAGCAATGGACTTGCTTACAAGAAGTGAATCTGAAGCTGGAGATTTGCTTTTAACTGCTTGTCTTCTACCTGATAGTGATACAAGAATAATGAATCCTAGCCCAGAGAATGATGTGTTATACATGACATTTCTAGGTAAGGCGCAGGAACTTGTAACCTGGTACGCTACGGTTATAAAAAAAAATTAGATAGAGAAACTGAATTGCTGAATAGTAGCGGATGGGCGATTTGGGACGCTTACATTCGCTACTATTTGCATTTAGACCCTGACCAGATGGACGAGGATAAATACTTTAAGATTAAAGCAGAGTTAAGGGCGGTTTTATTACAGGAAGGTAAACTAAAAGAATAATGCCCAACGAAGGAGTTCAATATACCATATCTATAAAGGATTTAGCAGGATCAAAGCTAGACAAAATTGCATTGGCCGCTTCCAAGGCAGAGACAAGTATAAAATCACTTCAATCTTCTTTTTCTTCTCTTTCTGGAACAATATCAGAAGTAAATAAGCTTACAAACTCTTATAATCAGCTTGCTCAGGCTATAACATCAGCCAATCAAAAACAATCAGCCCCTTCATTTAGAGGGCAAAGACAAGCTGGTGGTGTTTCCGCTGGCCGTGGCAGTTCGGGAGGTCAATTTAGGACTGGCGGCAGTAGTGGTATGTTTGGTATGGGTGCTGGTAGTTCCCTAAAAAGTGTACTTGGGCTTGGTATTGCCGGTTACGGAATAGGAGAACTTGCAAGCGGAGCAGCCAATACAACACAGACTGTGGCTGAATACCAGAGGATGGAAAAGGCTATTACCATATCCTCTGATAATATTGGCCAGGCTGAGGTTTCGTTAGCATGGATAAAAACCCTTTCTAAAGATTACGGGCTTCCACTAAAAGAAACTACTGAAGGTTTTAAAATGTGGCAGGGAGCCATAATGGGAACTACTTTAAGTTCTACAAAGGCAAGAGAGGTATTCGGAAAGTTTGCCAAGACGTTCTCTGTAATGGGACTTGATGCAGACAGGGCAAAGCTTGGATTTATGGCTCTTGGACAAATGATGTCCAAAGGCAAAATCTCAGCAGAGGAACTTAACCAGCAGCTATCAGAACATTTGCCTGGAGCCACGGCACATTTAGCACAAAGTCTTGGGGTAACAACTTCACAACTTTATAAAATGATGAAGGCTGGGGAACTTTTGTCTACGGATGTTTTGCCAAAACTTGCAGATCATTATGAGAAGCTTTTTGGAGCAGACGCAGCAAAATCAGCCGAAACACTTTCTGGCAAGATAAATACCCTTGCAAATTCATTTCAGAATTTAAAACTAGCAGTTGGTAATTCAAGTGAAGGAGGGATGAGCGATTTTCTTACATGGTCCTCAAATGTTTTAAATGCAATAGCCACAGGATTTAAATCGCAAGAGCAAGTAAGTTCAGAGTATGGAGCTAATACTTCTCAGAGATGGCTTTCTGGGCTGGAAGAAATGTACACTAAAAAAGGATCAAGGTTAAAAAAACAAGGGAAAAGCAGGGTTGAAATTGAAGAAATATTATATAATGATATAGAAGCCAGAAAAAGTAAAATAAACAGGTCTGCTTTAACTCAAGAGTCAAAATTCCTAGGCGGTTCATATAAAGAGCAGTACGGAAATAAATTTGTTCCGTTAGGAAGAAGCGGTTCTAATTTATTCATGAAAGACGCTGAAATAGACGCTTATAATAATAAAAACGAAGACGCAAAAAAACATGCTGAAATAGTACAAGGTATGTACAAGACAGCAAAAGCCCTTGATGCAGGCAAGATAGTAAAAGGTCTTTTTGCGCCACAGCCTGTTGATCTTGCTTCATCATCTGGATCGTCTTCTAAGGGATCGTCTTCTAGCGGTGGAAGAGTAAGAGAGCAGCAACTTACCCATATCAATATTACAGTTGGCAATCTTGTAGAAATGAAATTGTCGGGAGTAAATGCCAATGAAGTTGTAGAGGCAGTAAAAAGAGAAGTTCCCAAAGCACTACTTACTACCCTTAACGATGCCAATATTATTATGACCCAAAGACAAAGATAATGGCTTCAAATTTAGACATACCTAAAACCGAAGAACAGCTTGTAAACCAAGCAGGATTACTTGTTCGTACCGTTGCCATTGGTGAAGTTCAAAAGATAATCTACAAAGGTTTTATACCTAAAAATAGCCATGAAAAGGCCGAGCAGAAAGTAGTCAAAGGTGGAGACAGTGATAACAAATACGATGGAACTATAAAGCCAACCGAAAGAGATCAGACCCCTTATAATTACAGGTCTATGCTCAATACTCCGGTAATGTGCAACCTTATTTTAAAGGCTGAAAATTACATGGACATTGAGGGTTTTCTAGGAAGCTTTTTAGAAATGAAATTTGATGATATTTTGGTGGATGTCGCTATGCAGAAGCATATAATTATGACACCGGTGCAAGGATTAAATTATACTGTAAAAGAATACATTTCAGATGGAGACTTTGCTTTGACTATAAAAGGAAGGTTGACCGGAGTTATGCTTCAAGGAAATGTAGCAGCCGGACAAAGCGGAGTGTTCCCAGCAATGGAAATGGAAAACTTTATTTCCTTAATTAAATGCCCAACATCTTTAGAGGTGGAAAGCTGGTATTTAAACAGAATGGGAATAACAAACATAGTTATTCAGTATGTAAAAATACCGCAACATGCTGGAAGGTATTCAACACAAGAATTTGAAATTCATGCGTATTCGGAAAGGGCAATTGAATTAACACTAAGATAATGTTAAGGCTAGTTTCCAAGATAACGATAACGCAAATACCAAGTGTAAAATACCCTAATAGAGACAGGGTGTTTACTATTGACTATGTGCATGAGTGCGAAATAGAAAGTTCATGGGACATGCTTACTTCTACATGTAAGCTAGAATTTCCTTCAAAAGCTTATTTTAAAGATGATTGCGGACAAAAGATAAGCTGGTTTGGCCAGAACATTTACAGAGATTCTGTTATTGATCCATTGGTTTTTAGAGACGACCAGGTAAAGGTAGAATTAGGATATAAATATGAAAAGTTTGATGATAGGATTCAGTCTGATACAGAAATGTACACTGAATTTATTGGATTCATTACTAAAGTGAGCAATAGTGTTCCGATTGTAATTGAGTGTCAGGACTTCATGTATAAGTTAGGCCAGATGCAATGCCCGGAAAGAAGTTGGCCTGAAAAACAATGGACGTTAAAGCAGATACTTCAGGAAATAACAAAAGGAACTGGACTTGTAATTGACGATGGAGGAGATGAATTAAGACTTGGAAATTTCATAACTGGCTCTGAAACAATTAGGGGGATGCTCAATAGTCTTACCAGATATGGACTAACTACATATTTCAGGCTGGTAAATGGAGTTCCTACTTTAAGATGTTCAGGCAAAGCTTACAATGCAAAAGACAGAAAAGAACACATTATTCACAGGCAAAAAAATGTAGTGGATGATTCTTTAGATTATAACAGGACAGACGATCAGAAGGTAGGAATAAAAGTTATTGGACAGGTTCAGACAGAAAACGGAACTAGGAGGGACGGAAGCCCTAAAATAAAAAAACAGAGGGTAGAAGTATTAGTGCCTGATGGATTTAATAAAAAGGATGGAGACATAAGGGTTTATCATTTTAATACACTTGATAAATCTATTCTTAGAAGGGTTGGATACCAACAGCTAAATAAAATGTTTTACGAAGGGTTTAAAGGCACAGTGACTCTTTTCGGAATGCCTTCCGTTCAGCATGGCGATTCTATAAACTACACCAACGCATACGTGGCTGAACAAAACGGCAACTATTTAATAAAGGGAGTTAGAAAAAGATTTGGGCAAAAAGGATATAGACAAGTTCTGGAACTGGATGCCAGGATTGATAAACTTCAAAACTCGTCAGTTTCATTATGAACATTGAAGAACTAATAAAAAGTCTTGCAGGGACGTTGGGAAAAGATTTTGCCGTTTTGGTTTCGGCAGAGGTAATTTCTGTGAATGAAAGTGAAAGAACTTGCAAAATAAGAACAATAGGAGGGGACAATGAAACGGAAATAGACGATGTTTTTTTGATGGCAGAAAGCAATGATGGGTTTTACAGGGTTCCAAAAGTAGGGAGTATTGTAAAAGTCAGCCTTAGCCAAAATGAAACTCCAATAGTGTTGGTGTTTGGTGAGATACAAAAAATATTTATTGAGGCTGAATTGATAGAAACAAACGGCGGGGAGTTTGGGGGTATTGTTAAGATTGATCCTTTAGTTGAAAAATTAAATACTCTCGAAGACGCACTAAACAATTTAATCCAGTCATATAATACACACATGCACTCTGGAGGAACAATTTCAGGAAACACAGCAGTAACAACTGCTATTATTTCAGCGACAATAACACCAACGCAGAAAACGGAACTTGAAAATACCAAATTTAAACACGGATCATAATGTTAGACATTGCACTTGACGGAAATGGAGATTTGCTTTGGAAGTCAACGCCTGTTAGTGGGAGTGATATTGATTACGTTGAATCTTCCTTTAATCACATAGTAGACCTACTCGATGCAAGGCCGGGAGAGATAAGACAATTCCCAACATTGGGAGCCAATATGAATCAGTTTAAGCTTGGAAGGTACGACCAGCAATCCATTGATAAAATTATCAAAACTACTTTAAATGCCGATGGTTGGAAAACTGATTCTGCAAAGGTAAAATCCATAGGCGATGGTGTTTTGGAAGTATTTATAGATCCAAAAAGAAATGATTAAGACCACAGAGGGAGATGATATTTTCTATTTGTCTTACAGA